GTAATAAAGATTGAAAAGTAGCAGGTGCATAAGGTGTTACACCTCCCGGTGTGTACATTTGATTTACATTAGGATTATACATACCTGTATTAACAGGATTTCCTGTTACAGTGCTTGTAACACCACCCATCATATTTGTAGGATTTCCTGTGTTAGGATTTGTAGTCACAACACCACCTACTTGCATTTCTATAGGGTCATCTTCCATGTCTAAATCTTCTATATCAAAAGGTATATCATCAGGTAGTATAGCCTCTTCTGAATTACCCATTTGACCCATTTCTTCCATTCTTTGAAGACCTGCTTTAGCTCTTTGTCTTATCATCATAAGTTTTTCTAAACCAATATATCTTACAACATCTGCAGGGAATACAAACTCGCCTTCACTTAATTGTGCAGGTATATCATCTCTTACTTCTTCTTGTGTAGCACCCGGAGGAACATCATTGCCTGATACAGGGTCTACTGTGTTGCCTTCATCTTTGAGTCCACCTTCTGAAAAATTACTTCTAACTCCTAAGTCTTGCATTCTTTTTTTTAATTCAATTAATTCATCTATTGTCATGTTTGCAAAATCTTTTTTCTTCATTTTTGAAAACTCTGAAATTTCTTTTTTTTGACCCTCTAATTTTTTCATACTGTCTTTAAAAGAATCTTCTGTAGATTGTTCTGATTTTATATTTTTTGCAATGTCATCTAACTCTTTTTTTGTTTTTTTGCTCTCTGCATTTGTATATTGAATAGTTCTTTTTTCTTTTGTTTCTTTTGAAACATCTGCTCCACTACTTAAAAATAGTTCCATTTGTTGTGGTATAGAACCACCTTTTGCATTATTTAAACGATTCATAAGAAGTCTATTTAAAGTATTTTGTTGTTCGTCTTTCCTTGCTTTATTTTGTTCTATTTCTTCATTATAACTTTTTTGAGCTTCACTTAATATTTTACGTTTTTCAAGGATTTCACGGTTACGTTTTTCTTTTCTTCTTTTAACCTCTTCTTCAAGTCGTTGTTTATCATATTTTTTAACTGCTTCTTCTCTTGCTTTTTGTTGGTTTTCTTTTATAAGCTCTAATTGTTCTATAATAGTACCATCTAAAACTTTACTAACGTCACCAGCACCTTTACCTGTCATATAATTAATATATCTACCTGTTCCAAGTATATCTTTAGCAATATTCATTGCTTTTTTATCTTCTTCAGTTAGTTGATAATCCATTGACTTCATCCCTTAATAATTTAAGTCTTTTTAAAGTAGCCACTGCTCCTTGTGACCTATGAACAGTAACCATATCATTGCCCTGTTCCATAATTTTATAATGTGCTTGTATCTGCACATCTAAATAATTATTGAAGCTGTTGATTAGCTTCGGGTTGTTGACCAACGTTTTGAGTTGGCTCAGCACCTGCTTGTTGTTGTTCTCCACCTTGCATCCTTCCTGCAAATCCTTGCTCACCCGGAATAGGTGCTTGACCTGTTCCTATAGTTCCACCACCTGCTCCTGTTGGGTCAAGTGGATTAGCTCCTGCAGGGGGTTGTCCTTGTTGTGGAGGTGGTTGGTCTGCTTGAAAGCCTTTTAATAATTCTGCTTGAACTGCTGCTTCATTCATGTTATTAGTAACCTTTTCAGGGTCTAACTCCATAGATTTAGCTATTTCTCTAATAATATAATTAAACTTGGCAAAAGGTGCTAACACAGGATTTGATGCAGTTTGTAAGAAACCCATAAGTCTTTGACTTCTTACTTCGTTTGCCATTAGACTTTCTGTTCCAC